TTATTTGGGAGCGCGCTTGGTGCCGCCGCCCTCCCCTTTGATCTGGTACGGCGTGAACCGCATCACCTCCGCACCGATCCAGTCGTTCAGCTCTCGGAACCGCGCCTGCAGCGGCTCGATCTCGTTCCGCGCGAACACCTCGGCAGCTGGGGCGACAGCGCCGAACCCACCGGTGTTGCCAGGCACCACACCCATCAGCTGGGGCGGGATGCGGTGGGCGGCCAGCAGGTCGTCGCGGCTCACGTTCTTGATGCTGAAAAATTCGTCCTTCGCGGCCACCTCGCTGATCGGGATGATCTTGATCCCATCCGCCGTGCCGCCTGGCGCGCTGAGGAACACGTTGCGGAAGTTGCCCGGCCCCTTGCTGTCCTTGAGCGCCTTGCGCAGCCCGTCGACGTCCTCTTTCTGCGCCGCCGCGTCGGTGAGGTAGAGGATGAAACCGGCATGGCTCCCGTTGTTGTAGTACTTGCGGCGAAAGAGCGTCGCGCTCTCGTTCAGCCAAGCCGACTGCAGCGCGGCCAGGTACTCGGGCAGGCCATAGACCTCCTGGTTGATGTCCGGCTCCATGAGGTGGAACACCGCGCCTGGCCTGAATTCGTGCTCGTCCTTCCAGCCGCGCACGAAGTAGTAGCGATCGAAGTCAGCGCCGCGTCGAACGTACTTCGTGAGCGCGTGGCTCAGGTGCAGCGTGCCGCCCATGCGGTTGCGCGGCCGCTCGAGATAGGCATTGCCGAAGGTCAGAAAGTCCAGCGCGAATTTGCTGAACGTGGCACGGTCGAGCAGCGGGTGCGGCACAAAGGTGCTCGCCAGCACGTTGCGTTTGACGTAGAGCGCGCTGGCGTGATGAGGGCTCGCGCGGAAAGAACGCGCCAGGCCCTCCCAGCTGATGGGCGGTTCGTACCATTTGCCGTTGCGCCAGCTCTCGATGTAGTCAAGCAGGTCAGTGTTCAGGACGGGCTCGGGCTCGCCGAACGTGAAAGCCTCGATGCCGCCCACGGCCGGCGTGGCGTGGGCGGGCATGGTGGGGGCGCTGTCGCCGGATTGCATCAGTAGATCTCCAGGGGAAAGTGGTTGACGTGGCCCGGGCCCTCCATGGGCTCATTGCTCAAGGCGTGCATGCACGCGAAGGCCAGGTCGGCGTGGCCTATGTCGTCAGAGTGGCCGGCGTTGTAGGTGGCCTGCCGGCCGCTGCCGGTCATCACCCGTTTGATGGCCATGAAGGACTGGGCCAGGTCGATGCCCGCGGCACCGTTGTCGAACTCCAGCCGCCCTTTGCTGATGACGCTCTTTGCTTTGAGCACCAGGTCGGTTTTGACGGCGACGGAATAGGTAATGGGCTTGGCCAGGGGGAAGAACTTCGACACGCACTGATAGACCCCGTGCCCCATCCCCGTCACGTCGATGCTGATGTGCTCCACGCTGTAGCGCTGGGTCACTTGCCTGATCCAATCCGCCTGCGCCTCATAGTCGAGCCCGCGGAACTGCATCGTCTCCAGCACCCGAAATTTGCCGCCCGGCGTAGCGGGTGGCGCCAGCACCACCAGCGCGGCCATGTCGCCGGTATGCGACGGGTCGTAGCCCACCCACACCGGACGGTAACCGTACGGCCGCTGGGCCAGCTGGTGCACGTCGGTCCAGACTTCCCACCCGTCCACCATGCACGCCTGCAGCTCGCTGAACGGAAACACGCTGTAGGTGTCGTCCATGAAGTTGCACATCAGCAGATTGGCGAAGTCGTCGGCGCTGTACTCCTCGCGCAGCTCCTCCACGTTGAACAGATTGCACCCGCCCGCCATGGCGTCCATGATGGTGACGATCTGCCTCCAAATCTTGTCCTCGCCCGTGAACCCGCCGGCCAGGCGAGCGTGCGTCAGGTCTAGATTGAGGCGGTCGGCCTTGGCGCGCTTCTTGTTCTTCGCCTCGCCGCTCCAGAGTTGATAGGCCGGGTGCTGGATGCTGCTGGGGGTGCTGAAATAGGTTTTGCGCCAGTGCTTGTGCATGGCCATGCCGCTGGCCACCTTGTTCAGCTCCTCGAAGTTGCGGGTCCAGAAGCACTCGTCGAAATAGAAATTGCCGTGGTATCCCTGCGCCGTCAGCGCGTTGGTGCCGAGGAAATACAGCGTCGCTCCATTGCTCAGCACGATGGGGTCGCCCGACAGTTCCACGCCGCACGCCTCGCGCGCAAAGGCCACGATGTACTGCTTGAACAGATGGGCCTGCGACTTCGACGCGGACAGGAAGATCTGATTGCGCCCCGTGGCCAGTGCGTCTGCCAGCGCCTCGCGGGCGAAATACCACGTCGCACCGATCTGTCGCGACTTGAGGATGAAGCGCGTTCGCTGCGTGTGCATGCTCTCTCGCCAAGCCTGCTGATAGCCGAACAGCGACCCCGCGAAGGCGTCCAGCAGCTGCTGGTGCTCGTCATCGTTGAAGTGGTTCCGCTCGGGCTTCTTGCGGTTGCGCGTACGCTCCTCGATGCGCGGGTTCAGGTCTGATTCGCGGCCTGTCTTTTCGTACTTGTGCACGCGCGCCAGGCGCTCCATCTGGCGCCCCAGCAGGTCGATCTCTTTGTAGTCACCGCCCGTCTTCTGGTCCTTCATCACCAGCTGCGCCATGCGTGTTTCAATGACCGCCTCGACCCGGTCAACCGGTTGCGCCTTGTCCCACTCTTCGGCATCCTTCCAGCCCTGCACGGTGCTGCGGGGCTCCTCGATGAAGGCGGCAATCGTGGTCACTTTCCATCCCTGCCAGTAGAGGTGCCGCGCCGCTCGGCGCTTGTCGGCCGCCAAGGCGTCGCCGGGAAGGATGGAAAAGGGCAAAGCCTGGGCAATGGCTGCATGAGACATGGGGCAAGTGTGGTCCGCACCCCTGTGGAAAAGCACACGCCGCCGGGCGCCACCGTGTGTGCAGGCGCGCTGCACAAGCGGCATTCGTGGACGGGTTCGCGCGACAGCGAGACGATGGGAACTACCGCATTCCATCGCTCTTTTCGCAACCCGAGGACACCACCACCATGTCAGCAGCACCCCCCGTGCAGGCCCCCGCGAAGCCGCAGAAATCGCGCTTCTTCCGCGTGGCGACCGAAGGCGCCACCACCGACGGCCGCGCCATCACCCGCCAGCAAATCGACCAGATGGCGAAGAACTACGCGCCGGAAAAATACGGCGCGCGAGTGTGGCTGGAGCACCTGCGCGGCCTGCACCCTGAAAGCACGTTCCGCGCGTATGGCGACGTAATCGCGTTGGAGGCCCGCGAGGTCGAAGACGGTAAGCGCGCCCTCTTCGCTCAAATCAAGCCGCTGCCCGAGCTGGTGGCCATGAACAAGGCCGGCCAGAAGGTCTACAGCAGCATCGAAATCAGCGCGAAGTTCGCCGACACCGGTGAGGCGTACCTGGTGGGCCTGGGCGTGACCGACAGCCCGGCCAGCCTGGGCACCGAGGTGCTGACCTTCGCCGCCCAGAAGCCGGAAGCGAGTCCGTTCGCCAGCCGCAAGCAGCACGCCGACAACCTGTTCAGCGAAGCGGTGGCGGCCGACCTGGTGTTTGAAGACGACGCGGACGAAGGGGAGACGGCTACCGCCAAGTTCACCGGCGCGCTCAAGGCGCTGGTGCAGCGTTTCACCGGCAAGACGGCCAGCGACGACACGAGGTTTGCCGAGGTGCTGCAGGGCTTTGAAGCCTTCGGCGCGTTCGCTGACTCCCAACGCCAGGCGCACGACGCGCTGGCCCAGAAGTTCAGCGCGCTGTCGGACAAGCACGACGCCCTGGTCAAGCAGCTCGAGGCCACGCCCGAATCTGGCTACTCGCAGCGCCCCCCCGCCAGCGGCGGCGACGGCACCGTGAAGACCGACTGCTGACCACGCGCAGCGCACCGCCCTCCCCCGTCCTTCAGACCATCCCGACCCCTCACCGGAGTTCCCCCATGCATCCAGATACCCGCCGGGCTATTGACGCCTACATGTCCCAACTCGGCACGCTCAACGGCGTGGCCGATGTAGCCAAAAAATTCAACGTCTCGCCGACCGTGCAGCAGACGCTGGAAACCAAGCAGCAGGAATCCGCCGCGTTCCTGCAGCGCATCAACATGGTCCCCGTGACCGAGCAGGAGGGCGAAAAGCTCGGGCTCGGCATCAGCGGCCCGGCCGCCAGCCGCACCAACACCAAGACCAAAGACCGCCAGACGCGCGACTTGGCCGCGCTGGACAGCGCCCGCTACCGCTGCGAGAAAACCAACTTCGACACCCACCTGGAATACGCCAAGATCGACATGTGGGCGAAGTTTCCGGACTTCCAGACCCGCGTGCGCGATGCCATCATCATTCGCCAGGCGCTCGACCGCATCCTGATCGGCTTCAACGGCCGCACCGTGGCGGCCGAAACCGACATTGCCGCCAATCCGCTGCTGCAAGACGTCAACAAGGGTTGGCTGCAGCAGCTGCGTGAAACGGCGCCGGAACGCGTGTTCGCCGAAGGCGTTCAGGGCAGCGGCAAGGTGAAGCTCGGCAACGCCGCGGGCACCGACTACCGCAACCTCGACGCCATGGTGTTCGACGGCGTCAGCCTGCTGGACCCCTGGTTCCATGAAGACCCCAGCCTGGTGGTGATGGTCGGCCGCGATCTGATGCACGACAAGTACTTCCCGCTCGTCAACGCGGACCAGAAGCCCTCCGAGACACTGGCCGCGCAGCTGGTCATGTCGCAAAAGCGCATCGGCAATCTGCCCGCCGCGCAGGTTCCGTTCCTGCCCGCCAACTCCCTGCTGATTACCAGCTTCGACAACCTTTCGATCTACTGGCAGCGCGGCGCCCGGCGCCGGATGCTGATCGAGAACCCCAAGCGCGACCGCTTCGAAAACTACGAAAGCTCGAATGACGCCTACGTGGTGGAGAACGTCGGCAAGGCGGTGCTGATGGAGAACATCCAGTTCGTCGAGTGAGGGACCGCGCCATGTCATCCCCCGCTCGACGCCACCAGATGCGCGTGCTGGCCGAACAGGCGGCGCAGTCAGCGACCTACGGGCAGGAAGTGCGCGGCACGGCCTATGAGCTGATGCTACGCCAGCTCGGCGAACACAAGCGCACGCTGAAAGGCATCCAGTCGATTGAACGCCGGATCGAGGCCAAACGCGCCTTTGTTCCCGTCTATGCCGACTACCTGAACGGCGCGCTCGCCGGTGGCCAGGGCGCGCAGGACACGGTGCTGGTGACGCTGATGCTCTGGCACCTCGATCTGCAGGACTGGGGCCGGGCGCTGGAGCTGGCGCGCTACGTCATCCAGCACGGCATGGCGCTGCCCGAGGAATTCAGCCGCAACGCTGCCGCGTTGCTCATGGATCACGTGGGCAACGCAGTGCTCGACGGGCCCCTGGCGGGCGCAGAGGCTCTGCAGGTGCTGGGCGACGTGGCCCAGCTGACCGAGCAGGAGGATGCGCCCGACCAGGCCCGCGCCAAGCTGTTCAAGGCCACCGGCTATGCACTGATGGGCAAGACCCCTACCCATGCCCCCGATATCGCCCGACTGGAGGAAGACCAGGCGCGCGCCGCCATGGCCAGCCTGACCCGCGCGCGTGCGCTGTGGGCGCAGGTGGGCGTGGCCAAAGACATGGAACGGTTGGAGCGACGTTTGAAGAACGCCGCGCCAGCCTCCTGACCGAGCGACCCCCGCACCGTGGCGGCTCCGGTGCCTGGCCGGCGGCACGCGCAAGCGTGCGCCGCCGGCCAGGCACCGGACCACCGCCACACCTACACCCCCAACCCCATGACCTTCGTCTACACGGCCAATCCGCCAGCCAGCGATGGGGAGCCAGAGGTTGAAAACGACCCCTGGTTCCCCGCAATCACGCCCGTAGAGGTTCGCGAAGCCTGCATGCTCGACGGCACCGTGACGCCGGCACGCTTGCGGCAGGCGCTGCTGAGCGCGCTCGACAGCGTGAACGAGGAGCTGCACGCCTACCGGAAAGCCCGCGAAGCCGAAGGCCATGCGCGCCTGGCTGAGGTGCCCGCGCGCCAGCTCGGCGGTGAATCCGTGCAGCTCATCCGGTACCGCCGCGCCGTGCTCGCCTGCGTTCAATCTTTGGTGGCAGAAGCCCATCGGGAAATAGACACCGTGCCGCACAGCGACGGGAAGGAAGGGCGCATCCGGGAACGGATCGAAAGCAAGCTGCAGGAGCACCGCCGCGTCATGCGCTGGGCCATCTCCGACTTCCTGGGACTTCCCCGCCACACGGTGGAACTCATCTGATGCAGGCCGTTGCGCGTGACCGCGAACCCCTCGACGCCCTGTGCTGGCGCGTGCTCGGCCGCACAGCCGGCGTGGTCGAGGCGACGCTGCGAAACAACCCCGGGCTCGCTGCCCATGGCCCCTGCCTGCCGGCCGGTCTGGTGGTGGAGCTGGCCGACCTTCCTGAAACCCCAACGCACCCCACCATCAACCTGTGGGACTGAAAAATGGACAGCCAAAACCTTGTGAAATCGGTCATTGCCGAAGGCGCCAAAGCCACGCCACCGGTCGCGGTGCTGGCCACCAACGCCGCGAGCGGGTGGAGCATGTCCACCGTGGCCACGGCACTGACCATCGTCTACGTGCTGCTGCAGGCCGCATACCTCGTCTGGCGCTGGCGCAACGAAAGCCGCGACCGGCGCGAGAGGCTCAACGCCGCGGCGGGGCTCGCGCCATGAGCGAGCGCATACCCGCCAAGGCCGCACCGCTCGCCCTCGCCGTGCTGCTGGCCTGGATCACGGCCGAGGGGTTCAGTTCCTCGCCCATCATTCCGGTGCGCGGCGATGTGCCCACCATCGGGCATGGTGCCACCCACTACGAAGACGGCACCCGCGTGACCATGAGCGACCCGCCCATCACCCGGGCACGCGCTCGGGAACTGGCCGTCAACCTGCTGGACCAGCAGTACGCACAGTGTGTGCGCGACTCGCTGGGCGACACGCTGGTGCACCCGGAGGGCGAATTCGCCACGGCGGTGGACTTCGCCGGCCAGTACGGCTGCGGCGCGTGGCGCGCCAGCAGCATTCGGCGGGACCTCGTCGCGGGCGACTACGCACGCGCCTGCCGGGGCTTCCTCGCCTACAAATTCATGACCTCTCCCAAGCCGCTGCAGGGGTTCGCGCCCTACCAGTGGGGGCGCGACGGCCGCCCCACCCGGTGGCGATTCGATTGCAGCACGCCCGGGAATCGGGTGTGCCTGGGCGTCTGGACCCGGCAGCTGGCCCGCCATGCCGACTGCATGGCGGTACAGGCATGACGCGTCACCGGCACGCAAGGCGCTGACATGTTCGCCCAATTCAAGGCCCACGCCTGGCAGCTCGCCGCCCTGGGCCTGGCCGGCATGCTGCTGTGGCAGACCCTGGAGCGGCAAAGCGCCGAGCTGGACGCCGAGCACGCCCGAGCCACTCTGGCCACCGAGCGCGAGGCAGGCAAAGCGGCAGCGCTGGCGCTGTCCGAAGACTACCGACAACGAGAAAGCGAGAACCATCGTGCACGCGACCGCATCGTCACCGAAGAGCAGGCCCGGGCAGAGGCTGCTGAGAGGCACGCTGCTGGCGCTGACGCTGCCCGCCGCGGGCTGCTTGCAGACCTTGCCGCCTACCTCACCGCCCATCGTGAGCGCGCCACGGCTGCAGCCGCTGCCGGCCAGTGCCAGGCAGACACCGGCGCCCTCGATCTGCTGGCCGAGCTGTACCGAAGCGCTGACGAACGCGCGGACCAGCTCGCGGCAGTGGCTGACGAAGCGCGCGGCCGAGGAGCCGCCTGCGAGCGCATCCACGACGCTGACCGGAAAACCCTGAGCGACAAGTCCGCCCATGTACAAACCCCGTGACCTTTACGACCACCTGGCGCGCGCCCTCCCTGTGCTGCAGAGAGACCCGAGCAAATTCACGATGCTGGTGAAGGCCGGCGGCATCCGATCACGCGTGACGCCCACCCTCGCGTTTGAGTACCGCTACACATTGCAGCTCATGCTGCTGGACTACGCCGGCCACCCTGACGGCGTCATGCTGCCGCTGCTGATCTGGCTGCGCCGCCACCAGCCCGATCTGGTGGAGAACTCGGGCGCACTGGCAGATGTGGTTAGGTTCGATGTGGACTTTCTCACGGCCAAAACCGTGGACATGGCCATCGAGCTGGACCTGACGGAATCGGTCCGCACGGAGCCGCGCGCGGTCCCCGAGGGCGCCCTGAACGTGATCCACATTCAGGAACCGCCGCACCCGGCGGTGGTCCCGGTCGCCGAACAGTGGTCGCTGTGGTTGAAGGACCAGCTGCTGGCCGAATGGCAGCACGACCCGCGGCGGTGACGTGGAAGACCTGGACCGCCTTCAAACCTGGGCCGCCCCGCTGCTGGCCCGCCTGAGCACCGGCGAGCGCCAGCGCCTCGCACGCGCGGTGGCGCGCGATCTGCGCCAGGCCAACGCCGCCAATATGCGGGCGCAGCGCGCGCCTGACGGCGAGGCGTGGGAGCCACGCAAGGCCAAGGTGCGCGACGCAGCCGGCCGCATCAAGAAGCAAGCCAAGGCGCAGGCTATGTTCGTGAAGCTGCGCGCCGCGAAGCACTTGAAGGCCAGCGGCTCGGCCAGCGAGGCGACGGTGGGCTTTGCTGGCAGAACAGAGCGTATTGCCCGGGTGCACCACGCGGGCCTGCGTGACCGGGTGAAGCCCGGCGGGCCGCAGTACGAATACCCTGCGCGGCCCCTCATCGGCATCACCGATGACCAAATCGAGGCAGTGCGCGACCTCCTGCTGCAGCACCTGGCCGGCGAGCGCTGAACCCTCGCCGAACCCCTTGTGCAAGGCTGCTGCACAAGCAGCCTCGCGTGCTTTTCCACGCGTGCGCGGGCACCATCGATTGCATGGATTCGCCCATCAGTCAGCCCGAATCGCCGTACGAAATCATCCGGCGACTGGAGAACCTTTTGCGCCTGGGAACGGTCGCCGAAGTGGCTCACCAGCGGGCGCGGTGCCGCGTGCGCACCGGCGAACTGGTCACGGGCTGGCTTCCTTGGATCAACACCCGCGCCGGCGGTGAACGCGGGCGCACGTGGTGGCCTCCCGTGGTAGGCGAGCAGTGCATGCTGCTGGCGCCGGGCGGCGACTTGCTCAACGCGGTGGCGCTATGCGGCGTGTTCAGCACGGCAAACCCTGCGGGCAGCGATCGCCCCACCGAGTGCCGAACCGACTGGAGCCCCACCGACCACCTGCGCCATGACAGCGACGGCGGCCACCTCGTCATCGAGTGCGTAGGCTCCATCACCCTCAAGGTCGGCGGCACCACCCTGCAGCTGACCCCCGAAGCTGCTTTCGTTTCGCCCGACATGCACGGCGCCGGCCGGGTCAGCCTGGTGCACCACAAGCACACCGACGTCCGCCGGGGCAGCGACACCACGGGGGAACCGGAATGAACCGCCACGACGGCCGCGCGCTGAGTGGCCTGGAACACCTGCGCCAGTCGGTGGCCGACATTCTCACCACGCCGTTGGGCTCGCGTGTCATGCGCCGCGACTACGGATCGCTCCTGCCCGAGCTGATCGACCAGCCCGACAACCCCGCCACGCAGATTCGCCTGTTCTCGGCGGTGGCGGGCGCTCTGATGCGGTGGGAGCCCCGTCTGCGGCTGCTGCGCGTCCATGTGGATCGCACCGCCCCGGGGGCGGCGCAGCTGCTGCTGGACGCCGTGCGGCTCGACACGCCCCGCCGGAATCAGCCGATCACTCTGAGCCTGGCCATGCCACGCCGAAGCGGAGCCGCACGATGATGGTCACGCCGGACCTCGCGCAACTGCCTGCACCGAACGTGGTGGAGCCGCTGGACTTTGAAACCATCCTGGCGGCCGCACGGGCCGACCTGGTGGCGAGATACCCGGCCGCGGCCGAAGTGATCGGGCTCGAAAGCGAGCCTATGGTGAAGCTGCTGCAGGTGCATGCCGGCCGCGAGCTGGTTTACCGGCAACGGGTGAACGACGCGGCGCGTGCGTATCTCATCAGCTACGCGACCGGCGCCGACCTCGACCACAAAGGGGCGTTCTACGGCGTGCCCCGCCTTGCGGGCGAGGCGGATGAGCGCTACCGCAAGCGCATTCAGCTGCGCATCCGGGCGCTGGCTGGCAACGGCACGCGCGAGGCATACGAAGTGCAGGCGCTGACCGCGTCGCAGAACGTGTATGACGCGGTGGCCACCCAGCCGCGGGCCGGCCAGGTGCTGGTGCTGCTGTGGCTGCATGACGCGTCGCAAGCTGCTGCAACGCTGGCGGCCGTGTTGGAGGCGCTCAACGCCGACGATGCCCGGCCGCTCGGCGTGCCGGTCAGCGTGGCCATGGCCAGGCCCAAGCCCGTCAACATCACCGCGCGCGTTCAGCGGGAGGCCGGGGCGCCACTCAACATCGTGGCCCAGCTACAGGCGTCACTTGCCAGCGCCATGGGCGCCTATGCCCGCCTGGGCCGGGCCGTGCCCCGCAGCTGGGTAACGACGCGCCTGCACGTCGACGGCATCGCCAGCGTGCAATATCCGGATGCAGCCGCACCGGCGGAGCTGACGCCCATGGCAGCGGACGAGTATCCAGTGCTGGGTGCCGTGCGCATCATAGACGGGGGAATCGCCGCGTGATCGCCGCCCCGGCCCTACGGCGGCCGCACCTGCTGCCGCCCCAATCCACCGAGCTGGAACGCGCTTTCGACGAAACGCTTCCTGCCTGGGACACCCTGGCCAACGCCTTTACGCCGCCCAGCCAGGGCGAGCCGGAAGGCTTCGCCCCTTGGCTGGCCGCCGAATATGCCCTGGCCGATTTCGCCCCGTACTTCGCCAGCACCCCCGAGCTGCTGCAGGAAGGGCTGCGCTGGCTGTTCGTGCGCGGTACCGCCGCTGCCGCTCTGCAGGCGCTGGGCTGGGTGGGCTTCGCCGGCGCCGCCATCGAGGAGGAAGGCCCCTATCTGCACATCGACCTGGGGCGCCTCGCGACCGCCGCCGAGATGCAGCGAGTGGCACACGTGGTGCGGGCCAGCCTGCCGGCGCACGTCGCGTTCTACCGGGTGCACCACGGCCACGATGTGCGGCCCGTGGTGGTGGACCGCGGGCCAGCCCTCGACGCCGGAATGCTCGACGGATACAGCGGCGTCGCTGGAGCATCCGGCATCGTGGAGTCGTTCGGTGCGCGCCGTGGGGGCACGGCCCCTGCCTGTCCCGCCAGCTCGGGGAGTCTGGGCGCACGGCAGGTTCGCGTTTCCGTATCGCGCTACGACGACATGCCCGTGCTGGATGCCTGGCGGCTTGACTCCCGCGTGCTCTCCGGGCTGTCCGGCGGGGTAATGGCTTTGTCCACCTACAGCAGCAACGCGCCGCCGACGGCGGCCGGTGCTTTCACGCGCAGGGGTATTCCCTCCAGCGCCTCCCCCTGGATCGCACCTGCACCGTTGATCGCGCTGCGCTCCACGGTCGTCACCCATGAAGCCGTGCCAATCCACCCGGCCCGCCGGTGGGCAGGTCGCTGGACCGGCGCCTGGCGGCAGCACTTCACCACTACCCACACCGAGGAAACCTGAACATGGCCGTCTTGCAAGACCGGGGCCGCATCGCACTCGCGAGCGCCGTCGCTGCCCTACCGATCTACCTGGCCTGGGGCCGGGGCCTGCCTGCCTGGGACGCCACGCCCGAGCCCGAGCCCACGACGGCGGCGGCGCTCGTTGACGAGATCGGCCGCCGGCGCGTGACCTCTGTGCAGTTCGTGCTGCCTGCAGTCGATGGCGACATCGAGCTGCCCGACGAAAGCCGCTATGCGGTCACGGAGGTGCCCAGCAAGTGGCTGCTGCTGCGCTTCGTTTTCGACTATGGCGACGCCGCCGGCGAAACCGTGCGCGAGCTGGGCGTGTTCCTGGGCGGCACCTTCGCCGCGGGCTTGCCCGCGGGGCAGCGCTACTTCCCGAAGGCGCAAGTGCTCACGCCCGGCGAGCTGTACACGATGGAGCGCTTCAAGGGCTGGGAGCGCAATGCGAACACGCGCCAGGTGCAAGAGGTCGTGCTTCCGTTTTAAGGCCCTGCCATGACCATCCATAACAACTACGACCGCCAGAAGAATTTCGACGCGATCGCGTTCCGCCAGGACCGCGTGCTGCAGTCCGCCGAACTGAACGAACTGCAGAGCGCCGCCGCCGACCGGCTGCGCGGCGTGGCCGACGCGCTGCTGCGGGATGGTGACGTGATTCGCGACGCCCGCCTGGTGGTCGATGCGGTCACGGGCGCCGTGCGAGCCGAGGCCGGCGCGATCTACATGCAGGGCGCGGTGCGCGGGGTGTCCCCGGGCACATTCACGGTGCCCGTCATCGGTGTGGTGAACGTCGGCGTGTACCTCAGCACCACGCTGGTGACCGAGTTGGACGATCCGGCGCTGCTGAACCCGGCCACCGGCTCGCCTGCCCACCAGCAGCCTGGCGCGGCGCGCATGCAGGTGCAGCCGGCCTGGGGGTTTGCGGGTGACGGCCAGGCCGGCGAATTCTTTCCCGTGTGGGTCATCGAGGACGGCTATGTGCGTGCCAAGGAAGCGCCCCCAAACCTCGATGCAGTGACGCAGGCGCTCGCCAGGTACGACCGCGACAGCGCCGGCGGCTCCTACATAGTCGAGGGCCTGCATGTGGCCATGTCAGCAGACCTGGACACGGGCGAGCAGGTATACACCGTGTCCGAGGGCCGCGCGCGGGTGTCCGGCTTGGGGTTCGAGCAGCAGGCATCGCGCCGCCTGGTGTACGCCGCCCAGCCCGAGCTGCAGACCATCGACAGCGAACCGCACCTGGCAGAAACGGCGGGCGCGCAGCGCATCAACCTCGGCCGGCCCCCATGCAAAGGGATGCCGCAGGTGCGCATCACCAGCCGCAAGGTGGTCACGCTGGTGCACGGCGGATTCGCCGGCGCGGCTGACCCGCTGCCCGACGCGAGCGTGGTCAAGATCGAAAGCATCAAGCAGGCCGGCCGCACCTTCACCGAGGGCGCCGACTACCGCCTCTCCGGTGGCCAGGCGGACTGGAGCCCCAACGGCCAGGAGCCTGCGCCGGGCTCCAGCTACGAAGTGACGTATCTGCACGTCGCGCTGGTCGAGCCCACGGACGTGGACCCGCGCGGCTTCACCGTGACCGGCGCCGTGCCGGGCACCACCACCCTCATCACCTACCAGCAGCAGCTGCGGCGCATCGACCGGCTCTGCATGAACAGCGAAGGCAGCTTCGCCTGGCTGCGGGGCGTGGCCAGCGCGTGGACCCCGACCGCACCGGTAGTGCCCGACGACATGCTGCAGTTGGCCAGCGTCTATCAGAACTGGGACGAGTCGCGCCGCGTGGTGAACGACGGCGTCAAGGTGGTGCCCATGCACAAGCTGGTCGGTGAGCAGCGCCGGCTCGATGGCGTGATTCTCGACCTGGCGGAACTCCGCTTGGCGACGAGCGCGCAGGGGCTCGACTCGGGCATCAAGAAAGGGCTGTTCGCAGACCCATTCCTGTCGAACGACCAGCGCGACGCTGGCCGGGCGCAAACCGCAGCCATCGTTCGCGGAGCGCTGCAGCTGCCCATCACGCCGACCGTGCACCAGCTCGGCCGAGACATCAGCCAGCGGATGGCGCCCGCCCACACGCACCGCATCGCGCTGTCGCAGGCCATGCGGACGGGCTCGATGCTGGTCAATCCCTACATGGCGTTCGATCCCGTTCCCGCGGCCGTGGTGCTCACGCCCAACGTGGACCGGTGGACCGAGACGAAAACGGTCTGGACTTCGGCCATGACCGAACGGCTCTACACCGGCTCAGGCTCACTGCTGAACCTTGTGGGCTCCAGCGCAGCGACGCGGGTTCTCTCGGAAGACTTCACGCAGCTGGAATACCTGCGGCCTATCGCAGTGCGCTTCGACCTCGACGGCTGGGGCCCGGGCGAGCCGCTGGGCGCAGTCACCTTCGACGGCATTCCGGTGGCGCCGAAACCACTGGCGAACGGCACACTGCTGGCCACTGCGGCGGGCAAGCTCGCGGGCACGTTCACCATCCCCGAGAACGTGGCGGCCGGCACCAAGGCTGTGGTGTTCTCTGGCACCCTGGGCAGCACCGGGAGCCAGACGTTCATGGGCCAGGGCACGCAGGTGCTGCGCACGCAGCAGAGCGTGACCACCGAGCGCTGGCACTATTCCGAGCCCTCACCCGCGCCAAGCTCCAACTCCGGCCCCGTCTTCGGGCCTTCCGGCAGCGGTTCCACCACGCCAGTGAATCAGAGCCAGTGCAGCAAGTGGCTCTATGGCGGGTATTTCGACCCGCTCGCACAGACCTTTGCGCTCGACGCGTCCACGCAGCTGTCCGGCATCGACCTGCAGTTCGTGGCCAAGGGTGGTCCGGTGGTGGTGCAGATTCGTGAAACCTCCAACGGCGTCCCCACCCAGGTGGTGGTGGTCGACGCCCGCGTGCCGGTCGAAGCCATCAACGTGGGCGGCTGGACGCGCGTGGAGTGGGTGCCCGCGCTCATCCAAGGCAAGCGCGAATATGCCATCGTGGTGCTGTGCGACGACGCCACCACCGCGCTGGCAGTCGCCGAGCTGGGCAAGCAAGACCCTGTGGCGGGCTATGTCACAAGCCAGCCCTACCAAGTGGGGGTGCTGCTGTCTTCGTCTAACGCGTCGACGTGGACGCCGCACCAGGACCGCGACCTGACTTTCCGGCTTTTGGCGGCGCAGTTCACGGAATTGGAACGCGTCATCGACCTGGGCACGGCTGACCTGGTGGACGCCACCGATCTGATGATGCTGGGCTTTGCCGAGCGGCCCACCGCCTCGGCCAATCTCACGTTCGACGTGGAGTTTCCGGCGAGCCTGAATAGCGCAGTCGTTCGGCTGACCGATGGGCAGGTGGTCTGGCTGGCTGCGCCGTTCACAGGCCAGGTGAAGGTCCGCGCGCGGATCACCGGCGATGCCAGCGCAGCGGCGATCCTTGGCCCCGGCGTGCAGCTGATCGCGGGAAAGCTGGAACCACAGGGCGACTACATCACCCGCACGGTGGCCGCGAAGGGGCAGAACTCCATCGTGGTGGTGTTCGAGGCCGACATTCCCGGCGGGAGCGCCGTCAAGGTGGAGGCGCAGGGCGCCGAGGCCGGCGCGGCCTGGGTCGACGTGCCCTATGAGTCTGCGAGCACGAACACGGCCGGAGTGCGCGAGCTGACTCACCGGCTGGACGGCTACGCAGCGGCGGAGGGTGTTCGCGTTCGCTTGACCCTCTCCGGCTCCACCAAGGCGCGGCCCTACGTGGGCAACCTGCGCATGGCCGTGCTGTGAGGGCTGAGCGATGGCTGCATTGACCGAGTACCGCCAGCCCGGCGACCCGATTGACGAACGCACGTCTGCGCTCAACCTCCCGCGGCCGCATTGGCTGAATGACGCGCACGACGACGTGCTGCGCCTGCGATCAGCGCTCGACCTGATCGACGCGGCACACAAGCTGCTGGCCGACGGCAAAGCCGACAAGGCCGCGCTGCAGGCCCTGGCCCTTGCCACTGCCGAAGCCATGGAAGCCAGCGAGCAGGCCACCGCGCACCAAATCGCCGAGATGGCCGAGCAGCTCGCCCAGCAGGACCAGCAGCTGGGTGCCGCCATCACGCTGCTGCAGGCGGACACCGCCCGCGCCAGCGCCACCGTGGTGACCTTGACCGGCGGGCGCATCACCGCCATTCGCCGCACGGTGGCAGGCGTGGAGCGTGTCACCGCCATCACCTACGACGCCGCCGGCCGCGTGGCCACGGCGGCATATCCCGTGCCGGGCGGCAAGCGCCGCACCGTCACCTACAGCTATGCGGCCGGCGGTGCGCTGGCCGGCATGACCGCAGTGGAGGCGGCAGAAGCATGAACGACGAACTCTTCGGGCCCGTGAACTACGCCGAGCTGCGCCGGGGCGGCCCGCCCCTGTGGGTGGCCGGCATCGACTACGTGGCCGGCGACGTGCGCCGCAGCACCATGAACCACCGCGCCTACGTGCGCAAGACGGCCGGCGCCGGTAACACCGACCCGAGCGCCGACAGCACGGCCTGGGAACTGGATCACACCCTGCGCCCCCTGCGCGTCACGCGCCTGACCGCAGGGGCCGGGACGTTCACCAAGCTGCCGGAAAGCAGTTTCGCCATCGTGCGCCTGCAGGGCGCGGGCGCCCATGGTGCGGCGGGCACCTACGACCCGAACGGCAGTGGTGGTGTGGGCGGCGCAGGTGGCGGAGCCGGCGGGCATCTTGAGCGCCGGCTGGTGCTCGATGCGGCGACCGCCTATCAGGTGGGCGCAGCCGGCTCAGTCGGAGGGAACACCGTGTTCGGCACGCTGCGCGTGCCAGGCGGGCGACCAGGCAAGGGCAATGAGGCTGTGTCGCTTTCCATGGCCGGGTACACCCCGGGCGGTGCTGGCGGCCGAGGCGGTGCCAACGGGGGCCTTGCAGGCGGGGGCGGCACCTCGGGGATGCCGGGAGAGAACGGAACCCCACCCGGCAACGTCAATTCCAGCATGGAAGGCAGTGCGACGGGTGGCGCTGCTGGCTACAACGGGCCCAGCAACTACGGCTCCGGCGGCGGCGGGGGTGGCGGTGGAGATTCGCCCATAGGCCGCGGCGGCAACGGCGGCGCAGGCGGCACCGACAACCCGCCCGGGCCCGGCGTTGCTGGCGCTGCCGCGACCGGCTTTGGCTCCGGTGGAGGTGGCGGCGGGGGTGCGGGCGGCGGCTTCTTTTCAGCGGTTGGCGGTGGCCTCGGCCGTGATGGCTGCATCGAGATCGAGGAGTATTGACATGCGATATGCGAACGTGATCCACGGCGTGATCGACAACGTGGTGGAAGCCGCGGCGCAGCCACCGGGCTGGGTGCCCTGCGGCAACGCGGCCCCGGGCTGGCTGCAGCGGCCCGGCGGCGACTTCGTGCCCCCGGTGGTGGTGGAACCACGCCTGGTCAGCCGCAAAGCCTTCCTGTCGCGCTTTACCGACGACGAAGCGGTGGACATCGACCTGGCATCCATCGGCGCCACCCGCGAAGCGGCCACCGTGCGCCGCTATCTCTCCAAGACCAACGCCGCCCAGCACATCGACCTGGCCGAAGAAGAGACGCGCGAGGGCGTGCAAGCCCTCGAAGCGGCCGGGCTCATCGGCGCCGGCCGCGCGCTGGAGATTCTCGATTCCCCCATCCAACCGAAAGAACTTCCATGAACTGGCTTTCCTTCCTGGCCATCCTCGCCGCCATCGTCTTCGTGTGGTGCGCCGTCCCCTCGTTGTGGGTGCTCATGCTGCCGGGCGTGCCGATCCAGCACCGGCGTGCAGCTGCCCGGCACTTCGCCCGCGCATCGGTGCGCGGCCTGGCCATGTTGCCGGCCGATCTGCTCGCGCCGCTGGTGGTGCCCTTCGCGCTGCTGGGCACGCGGTGGGAGTCCGAGCAGTTGCCACCCTGGGCGCGGTGGTGGGACAACGACGTGGGACTCAACGGCGATAACTTTCCGGTGTGGGTCGCGGACCCTGAGACGGGCGTCGGCCGGCCGCTGCCGGTGCCGCTGGAAGACACGCCCGAGGTGCGAGCGCTCTGCTATTGGGCCAAGGGCCACCACCCGCGCAGCTTCTGGGCGCGCTTCGTGTGGCTCGGCCTGCGCAACAGGGCCAGCGCGCTGGCGCTGTCGCTGGGCGAGCCGGCCGACTACAGCCAGCCGGTGACGGAATGGGGCGACCCCGCCACCAGCCGCGAGCGCGAGGGCTGGCACCTGCGCGTGCATGCCGGCATCTACCAGTTCTATTCCGTCCGCAGGCTGGGCCCGCTGGCACTACGCACGAACTACGGCAACAAGCTCAATTTCCTGTCGCTGCACCGGCCGCGGCTGCCGGTGGTGTGCATCACCGCGTCTTTGCTGCGCTGGAAGGGCGGCCAGCCCGCGCCGGCCAACGCCTGACCCTGCCCGCCCCTACCCATCCCCATCGATTTTTCTCCACCTACAGGACTCCATCATGGCAGCTACCTACCACCACGGCGTGCGCGTCGCGGAAATCAATGAAGGCGTGCGCGCGCTGCGCATCCTCTCCACCGCCGTCATCGGCCTGGTCGCCACGGCATCTGATGCCGATGCGGCGACCTTCCCTGCAGACACGCCGGTGCTGGTCACGAATGTGACGGCATCTCTGGCGAAGGCCGGCAAGACGGGCACGCTGGCCGCCTCGCTCAAAGCGATCGCCGCGCAGTGCAACCCCGTCATCGTGGTGGTGCGTGTGCCGGACGGCGCCGGCGCCACCGCAGCAGAGAAAGCCGCAGACCTGATGGCGAAGGTCATCGGCACCGTCACGCCCGAGGGCAAGAAGACCGGTCTGCAGGCGTTGCTCGCAGCGCCGGGCCAACTGGGCGGCGTGAAGCCGCGCATCATCGGCGCGCCCGGGCTGGACGGCGACGAGGCGGTGGCCACTGAACTGGCGGCCGTGGCGCGCAAGCTGCGCGCCATGGCGTATGCAGACGTTCCGGCCGACACCGTGGCCGAAGCGCTGGCCTACCGCAAGAAGTTCGGCGACCGCGAACTGATGCTGCTGTGGCCGGCCTGGAAGCATTTCGACCCTGACGCCAAGCAAGTGGTGAATGCGCCGGCTGCTGCCTTCGCGCTCGGCCTGCGCGCGCGCATCGACCAGGAAACCGGGTGGCACAAGACGCTGTCGAACGTCGCGGTCAACGGCGTGGTGGGCACGTCGAAGGATGTGTATTTCGATCTGCAGAGCGCCGACACCGACGCCGGCCTGCTGAACGCGGCGGGCATCACCACGCTCATCTCCCAGAACGGCTACCGCTTCTGGGGTTCGCGCACCTGCAGCGACGACGAGCTGTTCGCCTTCGAGTCCTCCACGCGCACCGCCCAGGTGCTTGCCGATGTGATGGCCGAGGGGCACATGTGGGCGGTCGACAAGCCCATGCACCCGCACCTGGCGAAAGACATCATCGAGGGCATCAACGCCCGCCTGCGCACCCTCACGGCCGAGGGCTACCTGTTGGGCGGCTCTGCCTGGCTCGACGTGACGGTGAACGAAACCGCCTCGCTCAAGGTCGGCAAATTGACCATCGACTACGACTACACGCCGGTTCCTCCGCTGGAAGACCTGACGCTGCGCCAGCGCATCACCGACCGCTACTTCAGCGACTTCGCCGCTCTGGCTGGCGGCAATGCCACCGCCACTGCCTGACCCACTGCCTGAGCCACCACCAACACCACCATGCCGGCGCGTGAACGCGTCGGCGCCTTTGACTGATCGACAGGAGTAACGACCATGGGCCTGCCCCGCAAATTGAAGAACTTCGCGCTGTTTCAGGACGGCGTATCTCACGTGGGCGAAGTGCCCGAGGTGACGCTGCCCAAGCTCACCCGAAAGACCGAGGACTACCAGAGCGGCGGCATGAACGCGCCGATCAAGTCCGACTACGGCATGGAGGCGATGGAAATGGAGTGGACCGCCGCCGGCTACATGCGCGACGTCTTCACGTCCTGGGGTGCGGCTCGCCACGACGCGGTGCTGCTGCGCTTCGTGGGCGGCCTGCAACGCGATGACGATGACAGCGTGGACGCGCTGGAGGTCACAGTGCGCGGTCGCCATGTCGAGCTGGACCCGGGCAGCGCCAAGGCCGCCAGCGAAACGGCGTTCAAGGTGAAAACCGCGCTCAGCTATTACCGCCTGGATCTGAACGGCGAAACGCTGATTGAAATCGACGTGGTGAATATGGTCGAGATCGTGGGGGGCGTGGACCGCCTGGCCGAAATGCGCGCTGTGCTTGGCATCTGAGCTGCATCCCCCTTGAGCTGAGCGCTCTCCCAATTCCCCAATCACCCAATCCGAACCCCAAAAATTCCCAATGCCAAACCAAACCAACGACCAGCTCGCTACCGAATCCGCCAAAGACCCCAACACTGTCGAGCTGGAAACCCCCATTCGCCGGGGCGACAAGGAAATCACGGCCATCACCCTGCGCAAGCCGAAGTCGGGCGAGCTGCGCGGCCTTTCGCTGACCGAGCTTCTGCAGATGCAGGTGGATGCGCTGTCGGCGCTGCTGCCTCGCATCAGCTCGCCCGCATTGCTCAAAGCCGACATGCCCCACATCGACCCCGCCGACATGGTGGCCATGGGGACTGTGGTGGCGCGTTTTTTGTTGACGAAGGCGCAGCAAGCGGACTTCCTGAACGCGTAGAGGAGCCCATGGCCGACCTGGCCATGGTCTTCCACTGGACGCCAGCGGACATGGCCGACATGTCCATCCCCGAGCTGATGCAGTGGCGCGAGCGGGCTCGCTCACGCCACGAAGCCGAACCGACCGACTGACCGCGCGCCATGCACCGTGCCACAATGAACCATGCTCACTGCCCTCCTTGCTTTCGTCGCATTCGCCGCCCTGGCGGTGTTGGTGCTGGGCGCCCTGCTGTTGCCCGTCTACCTGTGGGTTCGGGCGCGGGACGCGGTGCAGGCGCCGCAGCGCGCGGCGGATCTGGCGGAAATCGACAGCCTATTGGCCGAGACAGCGCCCACCCGCTGACCGCCGCCACGGGCGGCCGGGGCGTTCAAGGGGGCCGCCGTGGCTGAGAACCTGCGTCTTCGCGTCATCCTCGACATGGTCGAGAAGGTGGTGGCTCCGCTCAAGCGGGTGAGCGCCGCCAGCGGTCAGACTGCCGCCGCCTTGAAGGCGGCCCGCGACCGGCTGAAAGAACTGAACGCGCAGCAGGCGGCTGTGGGCCACGTGCAAAAGCAGCAGGCCGAACTCGCGCGCCTGAACAACGAACTGAAAACCAAGCAGGCGCTGCTGGCGGGCCTCAAGGCCAGCGGGACAGCGACCGTCGCCCAGCTCAAGCGTGAAGAGAACGGCGTGCGCACGCTGACCACCGCGCTGGTGGCGCAGCGTGAGAGGGCTGGCCAGGCCCGCATGGAGCTGGCGCGGCTGGGCATCACCGGCAACCTAAGCGCCGCGCAGGCACGGCTGGCCGCCGATATCAACCAGGCCACGCATGCCATGCAGCGCCAGCGAACGGAGCTACAGCGGCTGGCCGAGCAGCAGCGCCGACTGACCGAGCTGAACGCGCGTCATGCCAAGTCGATGATGCACACGGGCATGGCGGCCGGCGCCGGCGTGGCCATGGCCGCCGCCGGACGGCGGGGCGTGCAGGCCACCATGGCGCCAGTGCGGGACTACTCCAAGCACCAGGACCATATGCTGGGCATCGCCCGCCAAGTAGAGGGCGCGCGAGACGAAGCCGGAAACCTCACGCCGGTTTACCGGGCGATCGAGGAGCAGGTGCGCGGGCTGAGCCACCAAGTGCCACTGGCCACCACGGCCATTGCCGACATGGTGACGGCCGCCGCGCGCATGGAGGTGCCCACCGACAAGCTGGCCAAGTTCACGCTGATGGCGTCGGAGATGGCCACCGCCTTCGATGCGGTGCCTGACCAGGTCACCGAGTCCATGGGCAAGGTGGCCAAGAACTTCAAGATTCCGCTGACCGACATTCGCGGCCTGGCGGACTCGATCAACTACCTCGACGACAACGCGATCAGCAAGGGCGCGGACATCATCGACTTTCTGAACCGCACCAGTGGGGTCGTCAGCACCGTGGCCATGAGCGCGCGCGACGCGGCAGCGCTGGGCTCCACACTGCTGACCCTGGGCGAACGCACGGAAACCGCGAGCACCGCGGCGAATGCCATCGTGCAGAAGTTCGCCGCCGCCACGAAGGGAACGAAGAAGTTCCAGGCCGCCATGGCGGAAATTGGGCTGTCGAGCCGGGCCGTGCAGGAGGGCATGAGCAAGGACGCCACCGCCACGTTGCTCAAGGTCATCGAAGCGGTGCGCAAGCTGCCGGAGTCGCAGCGCATCGGGGTAATGGTCGAGCTGGTCGGCATGGAGCACAGCGACACCCTGGCCAAACTGGTGGACAAGCCCGAGGAGCTGCAGCGGCAGCTCAAGCTGGCGAACGGGAAAGAAGCTGAAGGGTCTATGGCCCGTGAGGCCAGCGCACGCAACGCGACGCTGTCAGCGCAGTGGCAGATGACCCGCAACCGGGCGTTCAACCTGAGCGCCACGGTGGGCGAGGCGCTGGAGCCCGTGCTGCTGCGGCTGCTGCGCGTGGTCAACCCGTTGATCGAGGGGTTCAGCAGGTGGATACGGGCGCACCCCGTGCTGGTGAAATGGCTGCTGGGCGCCGCCGTGGGCGTCTCGGCCCTGCTGGCTGTGCTGGGCACCTTGCTGGTGCCGCTCGCCCTGATTGCCGGCAAGGTGCTGCTGCTGCGCTTCCTGTTCGCCCGGCTGGCGCTCACTGCCACCGGCCCGCTGGCTGCGGCGCTGACGGCCGCGCGCGGCCTGGTGCTGGGTGTGGGACGTGCATTGCTCACCATTCCCGGCGTGGCCCTGCTCGCAGCCATCGCCGGCGCAGGCTTGCTGATCTACAAATACTGGCAACCGCTCGCGGCATTCTTCGCGGGCCTATGGGCCGGGTTCACCGACGCGCTGGCCCCTGCCTTCGCAGCCGTGGACCAAGCCCTTGGCCCCCTGCGCCCGGTGCTCGACTGGCTGATGGGCGCGCTGGGTGGCTTGTGGAACTGGTTCACCAGCTTGCTGACGCCGATGCAGGCCACGCAGCAGGAACTCGCGGGCATCACCAATGCAGGGCAGTTCCTGGGCCAGGTGCTGGGCACGCTGGTAATGGGCTTCCTGTCCATCCCGTCTGCGTTTGTCGAACTGGGCACGAACGTGATTCAGGGCTTCGTCAATGGGCTCACATCGGGCGCGGCGCAGCTGCGTGACGTGGTCGTCAACATGGCCGACAGCGTGTCGGGCTGGTTCCGCGAAAAGCTGGGCATTGCCAGCCCGTCGCGGCTGTTCGTGCAGTACGGCGGCTGGGTCAGTGAAGGCGCGGCGCTGGGCATCACGGCAGGTCAGGACGGGGTGCGGAAGGCGGCGCTTGCCATGGCGGCCGCGGCGACTGTCACATTGCCAGCGGTGGCCGGCCCGGTGCCGCCATCGGCTTGGACTATGCAGGTGCCGCCCGCGTCGCTCGCGGCAGCGGCGACGATGGCACAGCCGACACCCGCCGCCACAGGGCTTCCATCAGCTCAGATTGCGCACCCCCCGCCAGCGTTGATGGCGGCCGCACGTGCCGCCCCATCCAGCACCACTGGCTGGACGGGGTCGGCCATCACCATCGACCGCACTCCAGCGATGGGCGCCGCGGGCGCACAGCGCGCCCCCGCTGCTGCACCCGCGCAACCCGCCATCAACATCACGATCAACGCAGCTCCTGGCATGGATGAACGCGCGCTGGCGCGGGCAGTGGCCGCCGAGCTGCGGCGACAGGCCGACATGCAGCGATCGCGCGTGCTCTCTTCCATGACCGACAGCGGAGACTGAACCCCATGCATTTGATGGCCCTCGGGCAGTTCGTTTTCTCGATGCCAACCCTCGCGTTCGACGACTTCGCGCGGCAGTGCAGCTGGCGCCACCCCGAGAACTCCCGCGTGGGCGTGTTACCTGCGCGGCAGTCGCTCGGGCCGGGCGCGGACAGCATCACCATCAATGGCCTGTTGGTGCCGCTGATCGCCGGCCAGCCCGGCGCGCTGCGGCAGCTGCGCGAAATGGGCGACAGCGGGAAGGCGTTCGCGCTGGTGGCGGGCACGGGCGAGGTGTTCGGTGCGTACGTGATCGAAAGCCTGGACGAGAAGCGCAGCGCGCACCTGGCGAACGGCGCGGCGCGCCGGATCGAGTTCAGCCTGACGCTGCAGCGCAAGCCCGACGCTACCGCCGAGGCTGACGGCGGCGCCAACCCGGCCGGCGGCGACGATTGGGCGTGGACGATGTGATGGGCTACACCACCGAACATCTACCCACCGAGCCGGCCTATTCGTTGGTGGTGGACGGGCGCAACATCACTCCGGGGATCGAGGCGCGGCTGATGAGCCTGACGCTGACCGAAGAGCGCGGCGGCTCGGCCGACCAACTGGACCTGGAGCTGGACGACAGCGACGGCGCCCTGCAGCTGCCCGCCAAGGGCGCGGTGATTGCGCTGCAGCTGGGCTGGGCCGGCCAGTTGGTGGACAAAGGCACCTTCACCGTGGACGAGGTGGAGCACAGCGGGGCACCTGACCGCATCACGGTGCGGGCCAGGTCGGCGGACATGCGCAAGCCCATGCGCACGCGGGCCGAGCACAGCTATCACGCCACCACGCTGGGCGAGATCGTCACCGCCATAGCCCAGCGCAACAAGCTAACCCCGCGCATTGATCCGCGGCTGGCGACAGTGAAGGTCGAGCACGTCGACCAGACGCACGAAAGCGATCTGCACTTTTGCACCCGCCTGGCCAGCCAGCACGATGCCGTGTGCACGGTGAAGAAGGGGCACCTGCTCTTCCTGCCTGTGCAAGACACGCGCACCAGCTCGGGCCAGCCGCTGCGGGCCGTCGCCATCACGCGAAGACAGGGGGACCAGCACCGCTATCACACGGCGGACCGCGCGGCTTACTCGGGCGTGCGAGCCTACTGGCAGGACCCCGACACGGCCCAGCGGCGCAGCGCGCTGGTGGGCACAGAGGAGAACGAAAAGCGGCTGAAGGACACCTACGGCAGCGAGGCCGATGCCCTGGCCGCGGCGCGGGCGGAGCGCCAGCGCGTCGAGCGCGGCAAAGCGACGTTTGAAATCACCCTGGCGCTGGGTCGCACCGAGCTGGCGGCGCAGACCCCGGTGGCGGTGCGAGGTTTCAAAGCGGAAATCGACAGCACGCCATGGCGCATCAAGAAGCTGACGCACACGCTCGGCGACGGCGGCCTGACAACGCGCCTGGAGCTGGAGACTCAGGGGAGCGCTACCGCCAGCGACGGCGGCGAAGACAATTAAACGTATGCACAAACAAATGGACCTACGGAATAAAACGTATGTACAATCAATTGCATGCTCACCGTCGTAGAAACCCCGGAATTTCAGAAGCAAGCTGCCAAGGTCTGGTCTAACGACGAGCGCCTGGACTTCATCAGCTGGCTGGCTGAAAACCCCGAAGCGGGCGACGTGGTGCCCGGTGCCGGCGGTGCGCGGAAAGTGCGCTGGCAGGTACAGGGCCGCGGCAAGCGCGGCGGCGTGCGGGTGATCTACGTGAACTTCACCGCAGACGAGTTCTTGCTGCTGCTGGCGATTTACACCAAGAGCGATAAGGCGAACATGCCCGCGCATGAGATCGGAAGGAAAACCAAATGAAGACTCTTCAAGACTGGCAGGCTCAGGACATGGCCGCGATTGCCCGCGCCATCGAGGCCGACGCAGGCAAGACGGTGACAGGCCTGCGCGCCTCACTCAAGCAAGCGAAGGCGGGGACGTTCGCCGCCCCGCATTCTCCCGAGCAGCTGGCGGCACGCAAGCGCGGCCGGCCAGCCGGCAGCGTGAAGGCTGACGCGAAGGTGGCCACCACCATTCGACTCGACTCCGACGTGCTGGCAGCGTTGAAGGCCAGCGGCGCCGGCTGGCAAACGCGGGTGAACGACCTGCTGAGCGATGCCGTCAAGCGCGGCAAGCTGGCAGGCTCTGGGGCGCGTTAGAACGGAGCGTGCGTGCCACTTATCAAGCCCGCACCCAGCGCGGCAGGCCGTCCACCACACTGCACACCTTTTCGATCTTGCCCATTCGCACCAACGCGCCTACAGAGTAGGCCCCGTGTTCGTAGTGACAGACCCAGCCGGCCGGCACCTCCATTGCCTCTGCCACGGATGGTGAGGTCGCCAACGTCGCTATAGCAGCAGAAGCTAACGCCACGCTGACAGAGGCGAAAAAAAAGCCACGGTCGAAATGCCGTGGCTGTTATTTGTGTACCGGTCAATGTGGGTGACGGAGTCACCCGCGATCACCTGGCCTGCATCCCCCCTCACGCTCACACGCCCATTCACGCTCAACCCTTTGCGAAACGAAATGTTGCATTCTCAACGGGAGAACCCTGGCTAGGGGCGGGTTCCACAGTCATCGATCAGACAGGCAAAAAAGCCGTCCAGTTCATTCGATTTGTCGAAAACTGCGTGAGCGCCGAGGCTGTGACAGCGGTGACGTACGTCAGCGGTAGCGTAGTTCGTGAGCACGACTATCCGTTGGTTCTCAGCAATTGGGCATAGACCTGAGAGAACGGCGAGCCCGGTGCCTTCACGAAGAAAAAGGTCAAGCACCATCACGTCCCAAGCACATGCATAAGCGGCCGCTATTGCGTCGTCGGCTGTTTCAGCCACCGCAATGACCTCCACGTCGGCGATATCTTTCATGGCTGACGTCAGAGAAGCTTGCAGTGACGGTAAGTCTTCGACCAGTATTGCTCGGCTGTGCATGTTTCCGCCAGTGCCTGTAGATACCGCAGCATCCTCTGTGTGCACAGGCGCCGGCGTAGGACACGCTCGCCTTAGATGGCGCTACAAGTCAGTTTGCCTGACGGCATTGCTCCCCCGCAATGCATTCAGGAAGTCGTCTATCTCTGTGGACTTGTCGAACACGGCGTCGGCGCCGAGTGCCAAGCACTGCTGCCGGGTGGCCGGCGTAGCGTGATTGGTGAGCACCAGCACGCGTTGCCGGTCGGTATGCCGACGCAAGCCAGTCAACACAGCGTGGCCAGTACCGAGGCGCAGGAACAGGTCCACCACGATGACGTCCCATCCCTGGGTGGCCGCTGCCTCGATCGCATCCTCTGCCGTCTCGACTACGGCTACCACCTCTACGCTGGCGGCGTCCACCATCGCTTCTGCAAGCGAGGTCTGCAGCGCCTTCATGTCCTCCACCAAGATGACCCGCGCGCCCACGATCGGCTCAGGGCTTGGCCCGCTTCCCGACTGAGAACGAAACCGAGCCGGTGGTGGTCTGATTGCCGGCCACCGACTGGCCGACATCGCCGCCGATGGTGACGGAATTGCCCTGGCCGTTGCTGGAACCGTCCGCCGGCGCTGAGGCGACCCGGGCCGCGAGTGCTGCAACGCCTTCCACGGCCGCGCGCCCGGCGTCATCCGCCTTCGCATAGCTCTCCAGCAAACCTAACTCCTGTGGGGAATAGCTGCTGGCGCCGCGTGGGGTGGGCGTGCCGGTGACGATGTAGAGCAAGTCTGCCCCAGCAGCGGCGATCCCTGCCAAAAACGTGGCGTCGGGTGTGCGTTCACCTTTTTCATAGTTGATGACGGCGCCCTTTTGCACGCCCCCAGCAGCACCAAAGGCTTCTTGGGTCAGCCCAAGGCGTTTGCGTTCTTCACGCAACCGCATAAAAATACTCATACGCGCACCAAATCAGCTTGACAGGTATTCAATCGAGTACCAGAATCAAAAACGTTGTAACCACCTAGCCCCAAATACTACATGAGCACTTTTGAAGCCTCTCATGCGCTTGGCACCAGCCCTGACGGGCAGCGAGCGCGTGCCTCGGACAAGCCCATGCACGACAAGCCCATTGCGCTTCGCCTGCTGCCCGCCGAGCGCTCGGAGCACTTCGACCTGGCGGCCGAGGACGGCCGCAGCGCGGCCAGTCTGGCCGTGAAGTGCTACCGCGACGGCATGGCGCTCTACAAGCAGCGCCGGGCGGCCTTGCTGGGCGGCAGTTGCTGAACCCCTGGCTGCGCACTGTGCCCACAACGCCCCACAACAGCCAACAACGCTTTTTGCGTGACGTTGTGCGGCGCTGTTCGACCCCATTCCCCACCTGTAGAACGCCATGACCACCCATCACATCGCCCATTCCGCCGGCACCATCGAGCGCGTGTTGCGCAAGCAGCTGAGCCAGCCGGGGAGCGCGGCGCAGGAGGCCGTCGGCTGGGATGCCGCTGCGGTGAGCCGCTTTCTCAGTGGCGCGCAGGGCGTGACCATCAGCAAGCTGGACACGCTGGTAAACAGCGCGGACTACGTGCTCATCAGCCGCAAGTATTTGGAGGCGATTGGCACGCTGGGCGAAGTGGGCATGTACTGCCACTGCGCGCGGGCCGGCGGCGGCGAGTGCGGGCCGGGCCGGGAACAGCCGGTTGAATTTGCGGGAGCCCGCAAATGCGCCTGATGTGCCCGCACTGCAAAGACATGGCGTACACGCGCACCAGCGAGCAGCTGACCACCACCAGCCGCTGGACGATCTTCGTGTGCCGCAACCCCGAGTGCGGCTGCACCTTCAAGGCGGTGACCGAGATCAACTGCATGTTGTCGCCCAGCGCCACGCCTGACCCTAGCGTGGTGATTCCGCTGTCGTCGCACGTGCAGCGCGGGCTGCTGTCCCAGCTGCTGCAGACGATGCCGACCCGGCAGCACACGCGCCTGTCGCCGCCGGTGACGGGCGACCTGTTCGACGCTTTGCCGGCCACCGGCTAGCCCCCCTCCTCTACCTCACCAAGTCGATTTTTTCGGCGCTTGGAAACAGGCGCTGTGGATTCCTGCGCCCTGCGAAAGCTGAACATGCCTGAAAACACCTCTATCACGCCCCCGCCCGCTGCCGCGAAGCCCGTGCCGCTGTTGGACTCCCATTGCAACCACTGGCGCCAGCATGGTGACTTTCTTCAAGAGGCCACCGCCGCTTATCGCGGTCGCGTGGAGCGCGGGGTGTCCCTGCTGTCGGTGACGTCTGGGCGCCATGGCCACGATGGCGGGCCCGCAGGAGTGCGCCTGCACCTGCAGGCCGGCGCGTTTCTCGCGGCCTTTCGGTTGACCCCGGACGATGCCGAAGCGGTGGCCCAGTGGCTGCAGCAGGCGGCGGCCATGGCGCGCGACGTCACCCAGCTGGTGGAGGCCGGGGCATGCAAGTGATCGCGCTGCGTCTTTCGCTGCTGGTGGTGGCGGCGGTCTTCGCCGGGCTGTGTGCCGGCGCCGGTGCGCTGCTGTGGGTGGGCCTGGCGCTGGCGCTGGTGGGCCTGTGCGCCTTCGTGGCGGCGCTGTGCGGGGTGCAGCCATGATGGGCTACCGCGTGACCCATATTGACGCGTGCCACTGCAAACGCACCATCGACCTGGTGGCGGCCAGCACGGGCGCGGCCATGGCGGCGGTGGTGGCCATCTACGGCGACGGGTGGGCGGTGTCGGCCATGCGGATTGCGGGGGTGCCGCAGCGTGCTGCCTGAATCTGTGAGTGCCGGCGCACCACCAGAGCGGCCGCCGCTGTCGCCAGTGGCGGAGCTGCACTACCGCAGGCTGTTTGGCGAGGTGCGCGACGGGTACGTGCAGCAGGCCACGCGCGGCCGGCTGTCGGATGCCGAGTCGCGCGAGTGGGCGCGGCTGGACCACGCCTACCGCGTGATGCTGATGCTGCTGGCCGGGCTGGACGGTGAGCTGTCGGAACTGGCGCACCGCGCCTGGCGTGAACTGCCCGAGGGCGAGCGGGTGGCCATCAAAGAAGAGGCGCGCAATGCGCGCCATGGCTTTGCGCAGCTGTTCGCCATGACGGGGCGGTGGTGATGGGCAAGCACTCGTTCCAAGACTGGTGCGCGGTCGAAAAATGGCAGGCCCTTGCACTGGCCAGACGTCTGAAAGCCACGCTGCCGGCGCAGTGGGCACAAGGCATTGACGCGCTGGCCGCGCGCGACCCCAACGGGTTCTATTGGCGGCGGTCAGCCGAGTGGCTGGAGCGGCTGCAGGCGTTCAAGGCCGACCACGGCGACGCGCTGAGCTGGTACATGAGCGACGCGGACATTTGCGAACGAGCGAAGACGGTGGCTGAGGGCGTGGGCCAGCTGATGTTGATGTGGCCCGAGCCACTGACGGAAGCAGAGCGGGTGCGCGTGGTGGAGGATTCCTGCGCGCTGCTGGACGTGGAGGCGCCCGAGGCGGCCACGCCCGCCGGCGTGATCGGCAAGGGCACGGACGCGCACTGGTGGCGCAAGCGGCTGCGCACGAAGGTGGCGCGAGTGGTGGAGCACGGCGCGATCAAGCTGGGGCTCATCAGCCACAACGCGGGCGGCTACTGCAGCAATGCGGCGGTGAAGAACCGCAGCGACCAGCTGGCGCGGGCCGCGGCCATGATGGAAAAGACGCTGGTGCGCAACGAGGCCGGCCAGGTCTATGCGCTGGGTGAGCTGGCGAAGCTGGGCACATCGAACCGGGACGTGCGCCGGGGCGAGCTGATGGTGCGCATTCGCGGCTGCGAGGAGTTCGCGGATGCGAATGGCCATGTGGGCCTGTTCTTCACCATGACGCTCCCGAGCCGCTTCCACGCGATGCTGGCGCCGCCGAAGGGCAGCAAGGCCGGGGCGCGCCGCAACCGGAAGTATGACGGGTCGAGCCCGCGCGACGGCCAGATGTGGCTGCGCCGGCGGTGGCAGCGTGCCCGGGCGGAGTTGAAGGCGTGCGGCATCACGATGTACGGCTTTCGGGTGGCGGAGCCGCACCACGATGGGTGCCCGCACTGGCATGCGCTGTTTTGGTTCGAGGACGAGGAAGCCGCACGCACGGCGCGCAACATCATCCGCAAGCACTGGCTGCGGGCCGATGACCATGAGTTCAGCGGTGAAGGGCTGACGGAGCACCGCCGGCGCAACCGCATCACGATGGAGCCCGGTGCCCGCAAGAACCGGGTGTGTGTGAAGTGGCTGGCCGCTGGTGGCGCTGCGGCCTACGTGGCCAAGTACGTCGCGAAGAACGTGGGCGGCTCGTACACGGTGAACCACCTGGACGGCCACACCGAGGTCACGCCGCAGGGCGAGCTGTTCGATGTGAATTCGGGCGACGTGCCCGGCTATGTGCGCGTGGACGCCTGGGCGGGCATTTGGGGCATCCGGCAGTTTCAGGCCATCGGCCAGCCGAGCGTGACGACCTGGCGCGAGATGCGCCGCGTGACGAAAGACCAAGTCGAGCAGGCCCGCATCGATGGCGACCCGATCGCCTGGAAGCTGTGGGGCGCTGTGCACAAGAGCGGCACGGTGGCGGCCGACTGGCGCCGGTTCATGGAGCACATGGGCGGGCCCTGCCGCCGGCGCGGCGAGTGGGCGATGAAGCCGGCGCAGCGCGTGGTGCCGTCCACCAACCGCTACGGCGAGGCGGTCGACAAGAAAACCACGGTGGGCGTGGAGCTGCGCTCGGGCCGGTGGCTGGTGTCGCGCCGCCAGGCGTGGGCGCGGGTGGCCGAAGGCCGCCAGGAGCCCGAATTGCGCGCCGCGAAGGCGGCGCCTTGGACTTGTTTCAATAACTGTAGAGCGCGCCTGACGGGCGAGCTTCGCCGTGCCCTTTTGGGCCGCGGGCGACACGAAATCGAGGACTGGACGGCCCCGCCGACCCCAGCCCGGCCGCACCAATGACCCGCGGCCAGCCCTTCCCCCCGTTTTTTCAACCCGATCCACGCAATGGAGGTCTTCCCATGTCCGCAAAACGCACCGAACCGCGCGTGCACTGCTTCCAGCGGCCTGTCGTCGGCGGCTACGTCCGCAGCGAAGCGACCACACCCGAGCGGCTGCGCGCGGTGTTCGACGCCGAGCGCGAGCGCCTGGCCAACGCCGAGAAGCCGCGCCGGCGGCGCCGCCAGCCGGCCGCACCGGCGCCGAACCCACGGCAGCTGCAGCTGGTGGCCTGAGCCAGGCGCACCACCCGTTCCTCCCTATCCCTCTCCCCATCACTTTCAGCCGAGAACCTCATGAACGAAAAACCTTTGATCGTCGCCCTGGTGGGCCAGCCTGGCTCGGGCAAAAACACGGTGGCCGACTTCCTGGCCAGCCAGGGCTTTGCGCGCCTGGCGTTCGGTGACGCCGTGCGCCGCGAGGTGGCCGAGCACTGGCGCGTCGACGTGCGCATGCTGACCGACCGCCACACCCAGGAATGGGCTGTGCCGGCCCTGGCCGCGGGCAACTGCAGCGACCCGCAGTTCATGCGCTGGGTGGCGGACGGTGGCGACAGCCTGACGGCGCCGCAGAGCGCTGCATGGGTGCTGAAGCACTGGAAGGCGTTCCGCCAGCGCTTCGCGCCCGGGTACTTTGCGCGCATCCTGGAGCGAGACATTGGCCGCCGCCTGGGCTGCAACTGGCGCCGCGTGGTGGTGGCGGATCTGGACGACGCCCACTGTGCCGACATGCTGCGCCGGCTGGGCGCCAAGGTCCTGCGCGTGCATCGCCCCGACCTGGCCACCGGCCCGGCCGAGTCGGCCGGCCACGTGATGCTGCAGCGGCACGGCATCGATGCTGATGGCGACGTGCTGAACGTGGGGTCGCTGCAGGCCCTGGCGGAGGCCGCGGCCGAGGCGGTGGAGGTGCTGGAATGAGCGCCGCCCGATCCAACACCAGCCGCCGCCGGGCGGCGATGACGCGCCATCGCCTGGTGCAGTGCAACCCGGTGGCCGTGGCAGTGTCGCGCCAGGCCATGCGCGAGGCGAAGCTGGATATGCACATCGGCATCTACGACTTGGCGCACGGCGCGCCGTGCGGCGACCACCTAGCCTGCTTGGCGTACACGCTGGCGATGGGTGCCAGCGTGGAGGCGCGCGACCGCCTGGGCTCGGCCGATGGCAAGCAGATGCACGCCGCGCTGCGCACCGTGGTGGCCATGAGCGCAGCCGGGAACCGGTGGGACGCGGCCCAGGCGCCGGTGCTGTTCGCGGCTGACAAGAAGGCTGAGGCGCTGATGCTGGCGCAGCCGATACAGCCGCAGGCGCTGGCAGAGGCGTGCGAGGCGCTGAGCCGGCGGGTGCGGGCTGGGACGGTGGCGCTGGGTGACGTCGCGGGGCCTGAGATTTACACCGCGCCCGCGGTAGCCGGGGAGGCCCTGTGACGTGGCTCTACACACTGACCATCCACGCTCCGCGCGAGCCCGGGGCCACGCCCCGCGACATGAACGCCGGGCTGCTTCGCCAGTGGGCTCGGGTGCGCTCTGACTTCCAACGGCGCGCGATCACGCTCAGCGGCCTTCGGTGCGTCAGCCCGCTGCCGTGCGCTGCGCCGGTGTGGGAGCTGCTGCTGTGCTTCGAAAGCTCAGCCGACGCCCAGCTGGCAATACTGGCGATCCATGCGAAGCTGCGCGAGGGGTACGACTACCGCATCACCTTCGTGCCCGGCGGACAGATGCTGCGCTACGCCGCCCGGTACCTCGCCAAAGCCGACTGCGTGCGCGCCGAGCTATGGGCGCGCACCTGGGGGATGACCCGGCTGTCGCGCATCGGCGCGGGCCTGCCGGAAGTGGTGGGGGGTGGTGCATGAACCCGCCGCCGCCCTACCTTACCGACTCGGAGATTGCCACCATGTGCGAACCGTTGACGCAGCCAGCGGCCCAACATCGCCACCTCGCGGGCCTGGGCCTGCTGGTGGCCAGGAAGCCCAACGGCCGGCCATTGGTGCTTCGATCGGAGCTGGACCGCGTGCTGGGTGCCGGCCGGTTCAGCTCGGCGCAACCTGCATCACATGCCGCGCCCAACGTCGCCGCGCTCCGCGCGCATATCCAACAGCGAGGCCGACATGGGGCGCAAGCGTAA